GTTTTATAAAAGTTTTTTAAAAATATTTTAAAATGTCATGTAAACGTCATTGTATCAAGTGTTAGAGGGTGTTATACTAATAGCATACAAAGATATCTAACATCCCTCATGTTTTTTCTTTGCTGTAGTTTTATGCTATGGCAAAGTTTTTTTATATTTATTTAATTACCCTATTGACATATGAGTACATTAGGAGTACTATAAATGTATAAAATAAATAAGGGGGATTTAAAAATGAAAACAAATTATTACAACCAAGAATTTAAAACAATGAATTATTTTACAGAATGTGAAGACAACGATATGTTTAGCAACGATATAAACAAAATGAATAATGCAGTACTTAATGGCTTTTATAAAGCTGTAGAATGTCTTTTAAATAAAGGCTATGAGGAGTATATAGAACTTACAAGCAATACAATTAATCCAGCTCAGCAAAATGCTTTCATCCCGCTTAGAAAATACAAGATTAAACGTAATGGGCATTATAAAATAGCAAGTATTTATCAACGCTTTGGTGGGGGCTGCTGCATAGAAGAAAAAGCAATATGACAATAAATATAATTAGGAGCTTAGAGATAGGCTTCTTTTTTATATATCATTTTTAAACGCTTATAGAGCCTTTTAAACGTAGAGTAAAACTAAAAGGTATAAACATATGTAAATTAAATTTAAAGCCTGTTTAAGGGCAAAATGGAGGGGATGTTTAATAATGAAAGCAACATTTACTACATTAGATACAATTATAATAAAGCCAGAAAGCAACGAAGAAAGACTATTATTACAGCATTTTAAAAACAATAACATTAAGATAAGTAGTTGGGCACATGAAATGGATTATGAAGGCATATCAAGCCTTACAATAAAAAAGATGATGACAAATTAAAAATAAAAGAGGTGTAAGGTAGTGAAACGTATGAAACCTTATACATATGATGAAATAAAAAGGAATGATAGCTTATGTTTCTATTGCCCTAAAAATAAAGACTATACTTATCGCTCTATGCATGATTGTGGTTTAAATACCAATGGGTGGTATGAGGGAGAACATTGTTTAGAAGCATACGAAAAGTATCTTAAGGAAATAGAGGAAGATAATAAAAGGGAGTGATTACATGGGGATAGGTAGACCTACAAAATATAAAAAAGAATATTGTGAACAGGCATATAAGTTATGTTTGCTTGGTGCTACAGATAAGGAGTTATCAGACTTCTTTGAGATAGAAGAAAAAACTTTAAATAATTGGAAACATGATTATCCGGATTTTTTACAGTCCTTAAAAGATGGTAAGGTCAATGCAGACGCAAAAGTTGCTAAAAGCCTATATCATAGGGCAATAGGATTTGAACATCCAGATACAGAATTTGCTACATTTCAAGGCAAGATAACAGACCAGAAAGAGTATATGAAACATTACCCTCCTGATACAGTAGCAGCCATATTCTGGCTTAAAAACAGGCAATCAGCAAAGTGGAGAGATAAGCAGGAGATTGAACAAAGTGGAGATTCAACTGTTCACATCAAGCTCGAGGGCGATTTGAAAGAATGGGCAAAGTAACGCATAATCAGTGTATAAACATATAAACAATGTATAATAATGCATTTGTATATCAAAAATCTCGGGGATATATAAAATTTATGTATAAATCAGTGTATAACTTCGCTAAATAGTAATTTCACGAAGTTAATATCAAAGAAGGCATATAATGCGATACGATAAAGAAAAAATGTGCTATGTTAAAAGTGCGAGTTTAAGGTCAGAATTTAGAGAGAAAAGATTATTAGCATTAAAGCGAGATGGATACAAGTGTGTAAAATGTGGAGCAACAGAAAATTTGCATGTACATCATATCATTGCGTTATCTAAAGATGGTACAAATGATTTAGGCAATTTAGTTACATTATGTCCGAGTTGCCATGCAGAAGAACATAAAAATGATAAAGAATATAGAATAATGATAAAAGCTCATTACTTTACTAAAAAACAAAATACAATACAAAACGGTTGATAATTAGGTGATTAAATGGATTTAAGTTTTAAGATTGACCCTTATCCAAAACAGATACAATTCTTCAATTCTACAAAAAGATATATAGCATATGGTGGAGCAAGAGGCGGAGGAAAGTCATGGGCAGCAAGGACAAAAGCTTTACTCATGGCTTTAGACACAGACAAGCAAGGCATACAAATACTTTTTTTGAGAAGAACACTGAACGAATTGAGAGAAAACCATCTGTACCCTATGCTTGTTATGCTTAAACCCTTGATAGATAAAGGAATTGTAACTTATCGGGATAAAACAAAAGAGTTTTTATTCCCTAATGCTTCCCGAATAATCTTCGGGTACTGTGATGCCGAGAGTGATGTATTGCAGTATCAAGGGCAGGCTTATGATGTGATTTTCATGGAGGAAGCTACTCAGTTTACACAATTCCAGTATGACACTCTTACAGAATCCAATAGGTTAAGTGGAATGATGAAAAAGAAGTTTACTCCCAGAATGTATTTAACTTGCAATCCGGGCGGAGTAGGTCATATATGGGTTAAAAGACTTTTTATCGATAAGCAGTACCAGAAGAAAGAAAAAGCAGAGAATTATGACTTTATACCTTCTTCCGTCTATGAAAATGAGTTCTTAATGCAAAACAACCCTGAGTATGTAGAAAACCTTGAAAACCTACCAGAAATGCGAAAACGAGCCATGCTTTATGGAGATTGGGACGCTTTCGAGGGACAATACTTCTCAGAGTTTAACCGAGATATCCATGTTATAGAGCCTATAGAGCTACCTCATGAGTGGAAAAGGTTTATAAGCATAGATTATGGCTTAGATATGTTAGCTTGCTATTGGATAGCTGTAGACACTCACAGCAAGGCTTATGTATACAAGGAGTTGTATCAATCTGGTTTAATCATATCAGAGGCAGCAAAAGCCATAAAAAAGCGAAATGGTGAAGATGTAATAGCTTGTAGATATGCACCACCGGACCTGTGGAACCGCAGACAAGAGACAGGCAAAAGCGCAATAGACATATTTGCGGAGAATGGGTTAGGCTTCGTGAAGTCAAATAATGATAGGGTTCAAGGCTGGTATTCAGTCAAGGAATATCTTAAACCTTATACAGATGAACAAGGTATAAAGACTGCAAACCTTGTTATATTCAAGAATTGTACCAATTTAATACGAACCTTACCACAGTTACAGTGTGATGAAAATAATCCCAATGATGTATCAACAGAGCCTCATGAGCTTACTCATGCACCAGACGCAATCAGAGGATTTTGTACAATGCGTCATATGCCTACAATCATAGAGAAGAAACAGCATTATAATTGGGAGTTTGAGAAACCAAAGCCAGCCTACGGCGAAGAAATTGCAGACGAAAGTTATATTTATTATTAGGAGGGTATAAAATGAATTCTAACCAACTCAATGACCCAATAATTAAGGAATATTTGAAAACTAATTATCCCGATAAAGACGAATACTTGAAGGAAATAAGGAAAGAATTTAAAGAATATGCCTTAAAGCAGGAGCGTGTTAAATCAGAAAAAGGGATTACTAAGATAGAAGAAATCAAACAAAGGTTAAAAGACGGGGATTATAAATATGCTCCTGCTTTTTCTGAGCATTGGGAATATAAAGACGCTAACGAAGATATTAAATACTTGTTAGAATTAATTGAAAATAAGTAGGTGATTAAATGGGAATTATATATTTAAATTTTGTTATAGGTATGGGTGCAGGCTGTGTATTCTTTATTGCCTGTTTAAAAGCTTATACAATAGGCTTAAAGCATGGTAAACAGATTACAGATAAGGTTATACCACAAGTAAATATAAACCCTGTAGAACCTATAAAAGCAGTTATAAATGCTAAGACAGAGAATAAGCAACAAGAGCTTATAGAGCAAGGATATGCAAACATTATGGGATATAACGGAGATGTAAAGGAATGAAAAGTTACCTAATATGGCTTATAACACATAAAATAGTTTGGTTTTCATTATTGTATTTATTTTATAGTATATTTGTTGGCTTGATTATCGGGAAACTTTTTATTAAATTTTCACAGAAAATGTAAAAGAGTAACTTCGTCAACACACATTTAGCGAAGTTGGAGGGATAATATGAGTAAAACTAAAATGTTAATTATACCATTAGACATAATTTCATATTTACATCAAGGCGGAATGTATGAGTTGCTTCGCGCTAATGGATTTGACACAATGGAAGATATGCAAGTAGAATGTGATATGCGGAAATTTGCGAATGTATACACACAAAAAGAAGAGTGATAACATGAAGGAAGACGAAAAACAATTCTTAATAGATTTGTATAAATCCTCTTTAAAACTAATGTGTAAAATATTAAGTCCAAGAGATATTATAAATTCAGACAACTTTAAAATGAACCATAAACGTGCATGGTATTTACTTGAAAAGTGGTCTGATAAAGATTGGTACGAATATGGTGTCTGCCTTGACTTAGGGTGGCTCACAGATAAAGGGAAAGAAAAAGCTATTGAATTGTTAAGGGAAGGCGAGTAAATGAATTTAGGGGAATTATGTTCTTTAACAAAGTGTACAAATTGCGGTAACTTTATAGAAATACATCCATCAGAAACCAGTACAATATGCCCTTCATGTGGCAGCATTATAGATTTACAAATAAACTGTAATTTACAAGAGATAAGATGTAAAAAGTGTGGTAAAATGTTGGGGAAAATAACCGGAGAATATGAAATTAAATGCCCCAGATGTAAGGCTATGAATACCAATATAAAAAAGGAGAGTATCAAAGATGAATTTAACTTGCGGACTTGACTACTTAGTAGATTCAAACACAATGGCTAAATTAGAACGGTTAGACGGAATAGAACTTCAAAGTTGGTTAAAAGAAAACAAAAATGAAATACACACTAAAATTATTAAAAAAGCAAAAGAAAAAGGTTACAATAATATAAAAATTGGGACTGAATGTATTACAGCAATCACAAATCACATATTAGGCAAAGTATTAACATATGAATGTATATTTGAATAAGAACACCGAAAGGAGTGTCGAAGAATGAGTAAATTAATAATAGATTTTACAGAGTATGAATATAAACCGGAATTATGGCTAACTTATTATAGCCCTGAGAAAAGATTTTCAAAACAATATGCAAAAGAATATGAAATGCCGGATGAACTTATAACAGGAGAGAAATATATATATAATGGTATTAAGTTTGAAGTTATAGAAGTCGTACATG